CAACGACTTGGTGCGCAACCTGGCCACCACCTACCACTGCCCGCCCTACAAGCCCCCGGCCAAGCCCGCGGCCAGCACCTCGGCCAAGCCCGGCTCGGGCACGGTGGCCGGGTCGAGCGGCCCAAGCCCGAGCGCGTCGGCGACCACCAGCTCCCAGGTCGTGGCCGGCGGCGAGGCCCCCCGCACCGGCCCGACCGCCGCGATGCCCACGCCGAGCGCCACGCCGAGCGCCACGCCGAGCGCCACTAGAGTGGCGCCCCCGACGCCCTCCGGATCGACCGCGAGGCCCACCAGCTCGGCCCCTCCTACCGGCCCGACCGCCACCAGGCCGACACTCCTACCGCTACCAGGCGTCACGGTGTGCGTACTCATCGTGTGCATCTGAGACACTGCACGGGTGACCTCACCTACACCCGATGTCTATGCGTTGCGAGCGGCCAACGCGCCGCGCCCGGCCGACTGGGTCGAGCCCGAGGCCGACCACCACCTGACCCTCGAAGCGCTCATGGCGCCGCAGTACGAGTTGTTCGCCGACATCAGCGAGTTCCAGACGGTCTACACCGACGCCTACCCGTACCAGATCGCCTCGTTCCGGGTGGACAACGGCGGCCGGCTGGACTACCACGCGGCCGACAACTGGGCCTGGTGCAAGAGCCGGCTGGCCACCGGGCGGCTCAAGATGGCGATCGCCTACGTGGTCTTCCAGCCCGGCCGGAACGCCGAGATCGTGTCCCGCGTCCGGGGCTTCTTCGGGCCCGCGCCCAAGGGCCTGGCCATCCACATCGACATGGAGTCCGGGTCGGAGTTCGCCGGGCCGGGCAACCACTCGGCTGAGGCCAACCAGCTCGCCGCGCTGCTCGCCGCCTACACCGGGACGCCCGGCCTGCAACGCGAGTATGCGTATGCCAATACGTATGACTATGCGTCCAACTGGCCCCAGATCAGCCCGGCGCTCAAGAAGCACACCGCGAGCTACGGCTCGGAGGACCCCGGCACCTACGGCCAGCAGTACTACGGCGGGATGCCCCAGTACCCCGTCCCGGCGGGCCTGCCCAAGACCTGCGCGCCGTTCGGCGGCTACGTGGACCTCAACATCATCCGCAAACCGATGGCGACCATCCTGACCGACTTCTTCCCCTCAGCCCCGGCCCCCATCGACCCAGATTGGATCACCATGGCCACCGTCCAGCAGATCATGGCCTTGCCCACCCCGCCCCGCTTCGTGAAGTTCCTCCGGGCCGCCAAGCCCAACGCCATCTACAAGGTGCTCGGCCAGCAGCTCGGCTGGGTGGACCCGCACAACTGGAACGTGGCGCGCACGCAGAACGGCAACGTCCAGCCCCACCTCGAGGTGCTCGACACGACCGCGCCCGAGTACCACCTCCCGATCGTGCCCGGCACGCCCGACCCCCGGAAGTAGCCATGAACCTGCTCAAGAACGTCCTCTTCGTCAAGTACGTCCTCGACCCGGCCGAGCGCGCCGCGGCCACCTTCGTGGAGCAGTTCGTCTGGATTCTGGTGGGCACGACCGGCGTCAGCCTGGTGGTCACCCAGAACTACGCCTACGCCCTGGACGCCGCGGGCTTCGCGGCCATCGGCTCGGTCATCACCTCGGTGCTGACCTTCTGGGTGAGCGTCCAGCAGCCCGCGGTCGATCTGCTGCTGCGGGTGCTCAAGACCTTCGCCCAGTCGGTGTTCGGCACCCTGATGGCCGGCCAGGTCCACACCGTCACCGGCTCGGACTGGAAGGGCGCGGTCGCGATCGCCTTCCCGGTGGCCATGACCGCACTGCTCAAGGGCCTGGCACTGCTCACCAACCCGCTCACGCACGGCGCCTCCCTGGTGCCCACGGCGGCGGCGGTGTCGGCTGCGACCTATCAGTTCACCGACGCCGACTTCGACTACACGATGGACCCCGACCCGACCGACTCCACCGAGGTCGGAGACCATGCGGCCCCCGAAACGGTCTAGTGGCCTTCAAGCTCCAACGGCTGCCCGAGACCCCGGACGAGCTGTACTGGTACGTCCGCGCCCGCTTCGGCGTCGCGGTGCCCCGGACCAAGGTGTGCCCGGACCACGTCTCGCCCTTCCAGGCGTTCTCCGACGCCTACTTCGCGGTCAACACCCTCGAGCCCGACTCGGACATCGACTCGATCGCGCTCTGGCACGGCAGCCGCGGCCTGTCTGGGAAGAGCTATGAGCTGAGCCTGCTCGGCCTCACCATGGCCGAGCTGCTCGGGGCCTCGGTCAACGTGCTCGGCGGCTCGCTGGCCCAGTCGATGAACATCCACGAGCACATCGCCAACGCCCTGGACAAGCCCAACGCGCCGACCTACATGCTCGAGGACACCTCCAACACCAAGATCACGTTCAGCAACAAGGCCGTCATCCGGCCGCTCACCGCCTCCCAGAAGACCGTCCGAGGGCCCCACCCCCCGCGGCTGCTGCTGGACGAGATCGATGAGATGGACATCAAAATCCTCGACGCCGCGCTCGGCCAGCCCATGCCCCAGAAGAACCACCTGGGCATCGAGATCAAGCCCTACACGGTGATGTGCTCGACCTGGCAGAACCCCCAGGGCACCTTCACCGAGATCAAGCGGCGCACCGAGGAGCGGGGCATCCCGGTCTACCAATGGTGCTACCGCGAGTCGGCCAACCCGATCGACGGCTGGCTGAGCGAGACCACCATCCAGGAGAAGAAGAACTCGACCTCCACGATCATGTGGGAGACCGAGTACGAGCTGAACGAGCCCTCGGTGGGCTCGCGCGCCTTCGACACCACCAAGGTGGACGAAGCCTTCTCGATCGAGTTCGCGCCCATCCGCAAGGCCGAGGCCAAGGACTTCGAGGAGTACACCTTCGCCGACCCGCTCAAGGGCGCGACCTACGTGGCCGGCGCCGACTGGGCCAAGGAGAAGGACTACACCGTCATCGCGGTCGGCCGGGTGGACGTGTTCCCCCACGAGCTGGTCTATTACATGAAGGTCAACCGGCGGCCCTACCCGGCGATGGTGGGCTACTTCAACAAGGCGATCAACCGCTACGGGGCCAAGGCCCAGCACGACGGCACGGGCCTCGGCAACGTGGTCAACGACTACGTGGACCTGCGGGCCGACGCCTTCCTGATGACCGGCGAGAAGCGCGACGCCATGCTCAGCGAGTACGTCAACGCGGTCGAGAAGGGCCGCTGGCGGTTCCCGAAGATCAAGAGCGCCTACATCGCCCATAAATACGCCCAGGTGGGCGACCTCTACTCGCGGTCCCAGATTTTCCACCTCCCCGACGAGGTCTGCGCGTTCGGCCTCATGGAGCACTGCGCCTCGATGAGCCCCGACCTCGCGGCCCCGGTCTCGGTCGGCGCGAGCGGCCAGCTCACCCAGGCCCAGCGGATGTTCCAGCCGCCGGCCGATCGCCGCGAGGGCGACGTCACGGTGTCCAGGGGCGAGCAGTCCAGCTTCAACATGCTCGTCCAGTAGCGACTCGCCACCGTCAGGAGAATCAAGGCTATGACCGGACCCCAGATTGCCGTAGTGAACGGTGAGGACCTCACCGGCGACCAGGTGGACAACAAGTGGTCGCCCAACTACCAGTTCGGCGTCACCGGGGTGCGGCGCACCGGCGGCTACATCGATGAGGAGTTCCTCCACCAGCTGCGGGGCAAGAAGGGCGTCGGCGTCTTCCGGGAGATGTCGGACAACGACTCGACCGTCGGCGCGCTGCTGTTCGCCTTCTACCGGCTCCTGAGCGAGGTCACCTGGACGATCGAGCCCGCCAGCTCGAGCGCGGAGGACCGCAAGAACGCCGAGTTCGTTGAGCAGTGCAAAGACGACATGGCCCACTCCTGGATCGACTTCGTCATCGAGATGTGCTCGTTCCTGCCTTACGGCTGGTCGCTGCACGAGATGAACTTCAAGCGCCGGCTGGGCCAGTGGTACACCAACGACCGCAACGGCGACTGGCACCGCTCCAAGTACGACGACGGCCGGATCGGCTGGCACTCGATGCCCATTCGCGCGCAGGAGACGCTGCAGCGCTGGGTCTTCTCGCCCACCTCGGGCCAGGTCACCGCCATGGTCCAGATGGCGGCCCCGGACTACGCCGTGCGGGTCATCCCGATGAACAAGTCGCTGCTGTTCCGGACGGGCCTGCACAAGGGCAACCCCGAGGGCCGCTCGATCCTGCGCAACGCCTACCAGCCCTGGTTCTACAAGAAGCGGCTGCAGGAGTTCGAGGCCATCGGCGTCGAGCGCGACCTGGCCGGCCTCCCGGTCGCCAAGGTCCCGGCCGCGGTGCTCAACGCCAAGCCGAACACCAAAGAGATGATCATGCTGCAGGCCTTCACCAAGATGGTGAAGGGCGTGCGGCGCGATGAGAACGAGGGCCTCGTCTTCCCGCTCAGCTACGACGCGCAGGGCAACGAGGAGTACCAGTTCGAGCTGCTCACCTCGGGCGGCTCGCGCCAGTTCGACACCAACGGCATCATCGAGCGCTACAAGCTGGAAATCCTGCAGCAGGTCCTCGCCGACTTCATCCAGGTGGGCCACGAGGGCACCGGCTCCTACTCGATGCACACCGACAAGCGGGGCCTGTTCCAGACCGCCGGCAACTCCTTCGTCAAGTCGATGGCCGACACCCTCAACCGCAAGGCCGTGCCGCTGCTGTTCAAGCTCAACGGCGAGCAGCCCAAGGAGCTGCCGAAGTTCGTCCCCGGCGACGTGGACAGCCCGGACCTCACCCAGCTCGGGGCTTTCATGACCCAGATGGGCGGCCTCGGGATGCAGTGGTTCCCGGACCCGAAGATGGAGGCCTTCGTCCGCACGACCGCGCGCGTGCCCGAGATGGACAAGCGCACCGAGACGGCCCGCGAGCAGGAGCAGCGCCAGGCGCTCATCATCTCGATGGCCAACCAGCGGCTGCAGGCGATCCAGATCAAGCAGCAAGCGGAGCAGGGCGAGGCCCAGACGACCCAGGCGCAGGCCGGGGCCGACCAGGCCACGATCGGCGCGGCCTCCGCGGGCAAGGAGCTGCAGAAGCCGGGCTCGACCATGCCGCCCCAGAAGGCGGCGCCGGGGGCCGCGAAAGCCCCGGCCAAGAAGGCGGCAGCGAAGAAGTCCAACGCACCTCGAGCAGCGAAGAAGGCAGCGAAATGAGCCTCACCCCGATCCCGAGCCGGGTCGTCCGCAAGAGCGCCCTCGCGCCGACCGCCGCCGGCCACTTCCCGAACGAGGCGGCCGACTTCGACCACGTCACCGCCGAGGCCGTCTTCGAGACGATCATGAAGATGGACGACGACGAGGCGCTGGTCTACTCCACGCTGCTCGTCGGCGGCACGATGATGCTCGACAGCATCGTCCACCAGACCGTGATCGCCGAGGCCGCCCGCGACGCCGTGACCAAGCGGGCCGTAGAGCTGAGCGCGCAATTGGCGCGCAAAGCCATCGCCAAGTCGATAGACGGAGACCAGGCAGACTCGGAGCTGGAGGCCATCGAGCTGCTCGCCAAGGCCTTCGAGGGGCAGCAGTACACCCCCCAGGCCCGCGCGGAACGCGCGCGTAATCAGCACCGCGACCTGGTCACCGGCCAGTTCAAGGTGGACCGCACCCGCATCCACGCGCTGTCGGACAAGCCGGTCAACGACCAGATCGCCAGCAAGCTCGGCATCCCCCCGGTGGCCAACCTGACGAGCAAGGAGAAGGCCCAGTTCCAGTCGGCCTACCACCAGCTCGCCAACTTCATCGCGCCGTACTCCCAGCTCCCCGACGGCGAGGGCTTCCTGCACCTCAACTACGAGGACGGCTCTGAGGACATCCAGCCGCTGCCCCGCTCGACCGCGGCCATCGGCCACTCGATCGGCACCGAGGCCGGGCTCGACCCCAAGCGCAAGCTGGTCGCCGCCGACGTCTCGGTCATCCCGAGCCCGGACGCCCCCGGCGCCGCGTTCTCGACCTTCAACGCGGTGGGTCTGCCCCGCACCGGCGCTGTGGCCGCTGGCGCGCTCGCCGACGGCGGGACGCTCGGCCGCGGCGTGGACGGCCGGGCCTCGGCCTTGACCGGCTTCGGCGACGACTGGAACCGGCGCGTGGACAGCGACACCTTCAACCCGGCCAACCGGGTCTTCCGACGCCTCGGCGCGGGCAGCAAGTTCATCGATGACACCCTCGGCGACGCGGCCCCGCTCAAGCTGCAGATGGCCCTCAAGGTCGGCCAGCACGTCGGCGACCTCGGCCCGGAGGCGGCGCGGGTGATCGGCCCGACCGGCGACCGGGCGGCCTACCGCTACCGGGGCACCGAGCGCACCCCCGACCCGGCGGTGCTCACCGGCCTCGAGTCGATCCGGCGCAACCCCAACATCGCCGCCGGCGACAAGCGCGAGTTCCTGATCCACG